TTTCAAACGACATCAAACCACGGTCAACGTTAACAATTTTGATGTAATGTTCTGCAAAGTAAACCGGATCTTTTGCACATTTCAAAAACTCCTCAACTTGTTCCTGTGAATATTTGATTTGTACGCCTGCTTTTTTAAGCAGCGGGTTGTCACGGTAACTATCTTTTGAATCTATCATTCTTTGTTGTTTTTAATAAACTTACTTAACTCTGAAGTTGATCCAACAAAAATGGCTTTATCAATATTTGTAGAACCTGATGGTGCAGCCTTTTTATCCATGTCACGCATTTGTTTTTGTACTGCAAGAAGTTCTTTGTTGGCATCTACCACATTCTTTAGTAGAGTTCCATACACTTCAAATGCACGTGGATGTTGACCTGCTTTTGCAATTTCCAAGATTTCATCCATAGCTGATTTACCTTGGTCTATTAAGTCTTGTAGATTAGTCTTTGTTTGTTCGTATGCATCAACCAAATCTTCTTCAAGTTCTGTCTCAGTAACTTTTACCGCAGGTAAAGTTTCTTTCTTAACCACAGGCGGAGTTACCGCCTTTGTGGTTACATCAAAGATTTGTTCCATGTTTTTATCAAAGTTATTCATAACAATTTAACATTTTAATTTAGACCAAAACCGTGTACATACCAAGTATTTGCTGCTGCGGCCATCAAAGTAACAACACCATAAGAAGTTACATTATGGCTACCTGATGTAGAGTTGCCAGCTGCAAACAAAGAGACACCTGTGTTTGGAACAATAGTGATATTACCTGTTGTTGTGTGTGAAACAACTGTAATGATACTACCATTAGAGAATGCTACATTAGCTGTAGTAGGAATATACAAACTTACATTTGATGTGTTTGTGTAATAAATGTATTTTCCTGCATCTGAAGTTTGTAAAACATAATTATTACTTTGAGCATTTTGTGGTTTTATTGCACCAGCACTATTTGCTTGTGAATATGCTGCATTTGCGGTACTTAAAGCTAAAGCAATATTTGCATTTGCAGTTGCATCAATACCTAAAAGACTTGCAACGTTAGCCGCCAATGATATTGCATTAGCAGCATACCAACCGCCTGCGGTTACTCCATCGTGTACAGTTATTTGATTTAATGTGGTATCAACAATCAATTCACCTGCGGCACCAGTAATACTAGCAAGATTGCTTGTTGGATATCTTCTAAATTGTAGCGTCTTTGACATTTTTTAACCTTTTATGTATTTGGATATTCCGTTATAACAGTATTAATAGTGAATGGTCCAGAGTTGGCCGTTTCTGTTGACATATCTTCTACACCAACATCAGTTCTCAAATCATCTGAACCAGTTTCTGATGACAAATCTTCAAACACATCACCATAAACTGGAGAAACAACAATCTTGGCAAGTTCAATTGGTACAACTTTGTAGTTCAAAAACTTTCTAGTTGCTTCAGAAGTTTGTCCAACAATGTTTTGGTTTGACACAAAATTACCTGTTAAGTTAGTTAAAACTAAATTGTAATTCTGATATGAAACTACTTGACCGGTTGCAGTTGCAAAAGACGCTGAAGGTCCTTGATATGCAATTTCACCAATTTTGTAACTTCCAGTACCAACTTCAGCCATCTCAAACAAAACATTATTTGCTGTTACTTTATTATTGTATATATTTGTAATAGATGTTTCAATTAGTCCAACATTGTCATTGATAGCACCAAAGATGAAACCTTTTACAGTAAAGTTTAGAGTCCAAATAACCATTCTAGTATCTGAATCTCTGTCACCTTCATAAGTTACTTCATAACTAGTGTTATTTAAGATAATAGGAACTTCTTTCACAATCCCCATTTCAGGAATCATATTCACTTTGATTGTATAATCTGGTGCAAAGTATGGAAGAATGTGTTCGATAATTTGATTACCATCTTCAATGTTACGCACATAAAGATACAAACTAAAATCAAAGTTATAAGGAACTGGAGTGTATTGGGAAATATACTGAGATCCTGTATATGCAAAATTTTGCATATTTGTTATTTGCTTACGTGTTGCATCATATGAAATACCATTCATCTCATAAGACATACGTGGTAATGCCATTTGAATCTTTTTATCAAGATTTGGATCACCTTGTAGACGCATTACATATAATTCTTTAGTTGCATAATCCAATGGAACAATAAATCTTTCTTGTTCAGATTCATCTGGATTGTAACGCACCAATGTGATATTATCAAACAAATTGCCAAAAGCAACCGTCAACTTACGAATCATTCTATTATAAGTGGTATTAGACATTATAGACCACCTATAGGATTAGTTTCAGTTGTATCAATAATAGCAGAAGCGGCCGCAGCAGTTAAACTATTGTCATACGGTTCTTTAATTGCAGGTGTTTCTAGTGGGTCATATGTTGATACAATATAACTTGCACCACTTGATTTACCAATAGCCGTACCTCCGTCAGTGAATGTTCCGTATATGTTAGACAATGATAAAGTATTTGTAGATGGAATCCATGATTGCACAGTACCATAAGCATACGCATTTGCATATGTATTGTCTGGTGATTCAAATGCAATTTCTTGTATATGATACGTACCTGAACCAGTTCCTGTAGTTAAATGTAATGTGTAACCAGAATCTGTAACAACAGAATCAATGTCTGAAATACCAGTATTGATAACCTCTTGAGAATACTTGAATTTCTCCAACTCTAACTCATAAAAGTATGGCAGTTTTCTACCCAATTGGAAGAAATCTTTTGTTTGGTTTGTGAATTTGATTTCATATAACTCACCAGTACCATTAAGAATAGGAATATAAATCAAGTCACCTTCACGTGGTCTTTGAAATGTATTCTGTGGTACTCTTTGGCTAAATGTTCTTTTAGATACAATGACTGAAACTTGGTTACGAATTTCTAAACCAAATTTAGTAAACATTTCTCTATCACCATTGTATTCTGTGGCATTAGAAAGATACATTTCTAGTGGGAACGCTGTCTTGAAAAACTTGACCGGATCTTCACCATAAAGAAGGTCACGAGCTGCATCATTATTATTTGGCAAATAATATGCGGAAAATCCCATAATCTTTATGGATTCTACAATCAAATCTTCAATGATTTTCTGGTCTGGTCTAGAACCATAGAGATTAAAATAATTACTTGTTGCCATTTAGTTCAAGAACCACTCTAGTGGGCCAGAATAATTTGTAATCATTTCTTGTTCTAGCATTCTTATTTCTTCTACTGCCGCATCATATGTTTCTTTGCCATTTAATGTTACGCCACCTGGTAGTTGTAAACCACCAAATTTGGCCATATTTTCTCCCCAATTTTTCTTTATCAAAGCTGTGGCGTATTGCTTCAACCAACGGTCATTCCAAACATTTGGATATGTGTCTGGATCAATTGCACCATAACACTCTGCAACTACAACTTGGCCGGCACTAATCTCAAATCCATCACCCCAAGCCCAATCAATGTATAGTCTCTGCATGTTACGCACCCAACGAATAGGAACTTCACCAGTAAACTGGAGTTCCAAAGAACGTAAGTGTTGTTGAGTCAATGTATAATTGATGTAGGATGCAGATGTGAAGTCATACAACTCATTCAAACGCAATTGGTATCTCAAGTCAAACATATTGATAGTTGCCTGAGAATCTGTCAATGGAAAAATACGTGTGATGCCAAGGATGTTAACATTGTTACCATCTTGGTCTGTAGCCTGTGTGGCATCCAAATATTGATGAGAAATATCAGTTTCTGTGATATAATGGATCCAGTAGAATTTTTGAGCGCCATCGAAGTGATAATCTTGCCAGTATTGTATTGCATCATCAATACGGTCGGATACTTGGTCTTCATCCACGTTGATGTCAATAACTGGCGCTCCTAGTCTACGGAGACAATAATTTGTAAAGTCTTGTCTAGTTAAAATTGGTGCAGCCATGGAAATCTCCTAATATGACCTATTTATCTAACAGTAGGATTGGTATTTCATTCTATAGCGTAATATTTAGAATCAATAGAAGGTAAATTTTTATATGAATCTGGGAAATATTCTTCCAATTTTTTAATACCTTGTTTATAAAAATCAAATATTTTTGTATCTTTGTGATTCATTAGAAACATATCTCTTTTAGCTATTAAAAAACCAATTGTTTTTCCACTTTTATAGATTAATGGTTTTTTCAAATTGTATATTAGATTTACCACAGGTTTTGGTGTTAATGGTAACTCTAAATTTTTTATTACATGAAGTTGCTTCAATAAAATTAAAGGATAATTTGGATCCCAATAAAAATTTATGTTAGTAACATTGGATCTAAAAGGTTGATTTGTTCTTCCGTAACTGGTTATCGCAGTGTCAATAAATCTGAAACTTTTAACGCCATTTTTTATTCTCAAATTTGGTTTATCTGTACCCCAAATGATAGCCACCTTCTTATCTTCAAATTGTTTTGGTATAACAAATCTATCAAGGTCTCTCCAAAACCAATGATGTGGACTAAACCTTGATCCTATTTCTTCTACCCAACTTTCACCCAAATTATAAACGGAAAATGTGTCAATTTTACCGTAATGCTCGGTGTAATCAATAACTTGTGTTATTGAATCTAATCCAAGTTCTTTCAAATAAGGAAAAGCATTTAAGTAAATTTCTCCATTATGATTTTCGTCACCATTAATTAGTCTATCTTGACTAAAAGGTCCAGTAACAACAATCTTATCTAATTTAATATTGTTATAATAAAAAGTTTCGAGTATATTTGTCGAATCATAACCACCAGAATAACAAAGAATCACATAATCATATTCATCTCGGATTCTTTGTGCTTGATGTTTGTAATAAAAATCTAATGACTCTGTAGGCTCAATTTTCCAATTCAATTTATCATATACTTCATCATAATAATCAAAATATAAGTTTTTAGTTTTTTGTAAAGCTTTTATTTTATTTGGATATCTAACACCAAATTCATCATAATATAAAAAAGTCATTATATAGTTATGTTCGAATAAACTGTAGCTGAATTGGTAGTAGTATAACTTGGCGCACTAGCACTTATAACTCCGCCAGTCCCCATATTTACCCTATAAGTGCTTGAGACTGTAGCTCCACAAAGTGTTCTTGTACAACTAGCCGTATAACCGGGAGTAATTTTAACACATCCTCCTTGAGAATAATAATGATAGTTACCATAAACTAAATTGGAGTATGGTGCTGTCGATGATATAGCTACAGTAGCACCGCTACTTTGTTTACTACCATTTTTTGGTACATTGAATATGTAACCATAAGTACCACAATTACTATTAAATCCTATGTTCACATGACAATTTACACCTTGTGAAATAGAAGCTCCATTTAATCCATGATATCCTTTACATTGTACACTCACTGGACCAAATGCTGCAGTACCATTTGATGTATTTAATCCCCAAAATGCAGGATTAGTATATGCTGCAGCATATTGTGTTGCACCATAAAGAGTTCCATCGAGGCCTAAAGATATTCCATTTGTGTGCATGTGTTGTAGACCACCATAATTAGAGTTCAACGCTACTCCAGTACCCCATCTAAAACCTCCGCAAGAATTAAATGACCAAACTGCTGGCTGACTATATCCACAAGGATTATTTTGGCCTAACACATAAAAATTCGAACCGTCATACGCCAAGTTATTCATATTATTTTGAATGGTACCATTACTACACATTTGACTAAAATCGTATTGGCTTGGATTAAAAGCACGTGATGTCCATTGATTTACAAAACATGCATTATATTTTGATACTTTTAATCCTGTATATGAACCACCATCTGGTCCAGTAGTTGCTAATGCTATTCCACCACAAGTTAAAGCTTTCATTCCTATAATGTTCTGAATTGATGATGAAGCTGATTTTACGGTAACTAAAGATCCTGAACTATTTAATTTAACGACTATTGTTTGTAATGCTACATAAACATTACCACTACTATCAACATCAATATATGCTCCATATAAACTAACAAGAGAATTATATCTATAAGAATATTGCCATTGAACACTTCCTGATGAATTTATTTTAATAACATCAGAATAAACATAATTTCCGTCCCATCTTAATGTAACTGCATAAACATTACCTGAACTATCGAGAACTAAATCCCCTTTGTTTAATTGACTGTAATAATAATGGCCATATCCATCATTTTCATAATAGTATGTTCCACTGCCGTTTATATTAACGTTCCATATATTTCCACCATTAGCATTCATTTTTTTGATAAATGCATATGATGTGCCGTTTGATTCATTTCTCCATCCTCCAGTTACATGAATGTTTCCTGAAGAATCCGTTTTTTGATTAAAAATGGTTACATTACCAACTCCATTTGTGTAATTTTCTGTCGATCCATAAGGATTTGATATAGCTTGAATAAAATTTGTGTAAGCACTTTTACCGTGACCAGTATTCATATCAATAGCACCAGAAGCTTGGCCAAAAAGATTTCGCACAGCACTATCGTTTAACGATATCTGTGCTGTACTGGTATAACCCAATTCTGTATTGATATTTGAAAATGCTATTGCACCGGAAGATGGTAATGCCATTTGTTATCCCTTTAATTCAATCTGTTTGTTAAGCTGTAACCACAAAATTTGCTGTATGTGACACATTAGCTTCAGTTCTTTTTGTGTTCATCAATTCTTTACGAGCATAAGAAATGGGTTGATCCGTTTGTGTTGGACGATAAATGTATTGTAATGCTGTATTTGCATTATCGGTTGTATCAAATGCATAAGTGATAACCAATGTTGTGCTGTTTGACTCGACATTTGAAGCACTTTGATAGCCGGCCAATGTCAAGTTATAATTTCTGGATGGAATAATAACATTGTTCATTTCATCTTCTGTACAAACCGCTTCGGCATATGGTGCTTGTGCAATAATCCATGGAGTATTTGCCTCCGGTTTAGTCATCGTACAAATAAGTTGTGCCATCTATTATTCCTTGATTGATTCTTTACGATTTTCCCAAATGAGCCAAAGTCTTTCATGGATCCAATATTGCACCATGTGTATACTCATCATAACCAAAGTAGATTCACCACTTGTTCTAACGTTACCTGTAAATGCATAAACAATTATAAATGTGGTTGAACCACTTATAATTTTATATGTGATTGTTTTAACTGTGGCCAAAACATTTGGTTTCTTAAGCCAATTTAATAATTTATTCATTAGTTCTTTCATTTTTTCAACCTTTCAATTTCTTCACTAAGTTCTTTAATTGCTTCTACCAATAGAGGAATAAGTTTTTCGTATCTCACAGTCAAATATTTATCATCAATAG